ATATCACCTCACCAGGCTCATCGGTGAACGCCGACTTATCCACTGAGCCTTTCTCCGCCCTCCACTTCGGTTGAGCATGCAAGTTCTTGTTTTCAATCCGTTGACTCACAGACTTGTTGAGCTCTTTCTGAGGTGGAACCACTGATTTTACAACGCCTTCGCCTGTCATTTTACCCGGCACAGTGACGTGCCTTGCAGCAACGAAGGGCAACTCGTTGTAGGGCAGAGCCTCTTCCTCCTCCAGTACAACATTCCCCGCAACGATGGCATAGTAGCCGTTGGGGTGTCGGGGTGATGGTCGCTCGAAATACTCATACACTGCTATCCGGTCAATCAGCGCATCTGTTGTATTCACGTTTCGACTAAACTCTCTCAGCACTTGTTGACTGTATTGATCGCTATCAAACCCGGAGTCTGACGAGAGGAACTTCCCTTTCTCCCACCGGGAGCGGATTTCATCGATATGCATCATGTTGGTGTGAACAATCCAGCGACATGATTCGATATCTTTTGCGCCTGGATCCCAACCCACCTCAAGCGGCGATAGGACTTCCACAACGGGCAGTCCGGTTCGTTTCGTCGCCTTGCCCTTTGGCTTCTTTTCCTTGGGCTTGTCTTCACCGCTCCTTACAGCCCGCTCGATGGCCTCTTGGATTTCCTCTTCGGTCTCATACTCTTCACCAGCAGAGGCATCCCACCATGTTTTGAAAAACACCGTGCCGGTGATCGCCATCCACTTGACAGCATCGTGGAGCTTGACCTGCATGTTGAGCTCTTTCCACAAGTAGTTCAGGAGCTGCTCTGATTGACGCGCCGCCTCGATATCATCGTCATCATTGGATGAGGGCAGGGCAATAAAGCCTGGGCGATTCTCGACAAGTTTGCCGGCCAGGGTCTCAACGGTTGGCAGGATGTAGTTGAGCACCATCCGCACCCGCCATGGCGGCGGATTGTCTTCGGTGACAAGTCTTGTTATTCGGTTATAGCTTGCCCATTGCCGGCCGCTATAATAGGCGAGTCCAACCCACGCATCTTCAACTAGCGTTGCCTTTGCTTGCTCGGAATCGTCCCACTGTTTTTTAACGAAAGAGGCGGTCTCCAACTCCTTCTCGGTTGGGCTATAGTCCTTGACCCCCTCTTTGGAGTAGGCGTCCGATATGGCTCCCGCGCGACTCATCTACGTCATCCTCCGGGGTGGTTCTGCGGTTTGGGGGCCTCCGCCAACGACAGACTGCAATTTTTTCCGAAGCAGCATCGCCGCCCGAAGCCTTGGGTCGATTGGCATGCCCTCTTTGAACCGATAGCGCTCTTCTTGCCCTGCTGGCGGGCGCATGGTGGGGGGAGGTCCGCCCGTGAGCCCTTGGCGCTGGCGTTCGGTCTGCAAGGTTTTCATCATGGCTGGGTCAAGCCCCGTAAGGCTCCCCATTCCGCCCTTCTCCGCCTCGACTTCCCACTTGTTTTCCTCGGGCCTTCGGATCGTTGGGATTGGCATGGCTATGCTCCCAGCTTAGTTTGCAAATTCCCAGCCGCTGCTCCTCGGGGAGTTTCTCCACCCATTGGGCCTGGTGGGCCTTCACCACCCCCCAGCGCCGCGATGTCTGGCGGGACGCCTGCCTCCACCGAGGCTGGCGGAAATGGCGTCGTTCCCTGGAGCAATTCGGCCAGGAGTTCTGGTGGTAATTGCTTGAGGAGCATCATGATCTTCTGCACGAGCTCGGGGGGGATCCCCTCAAGGCCGGGCATCGCGCCTTCCGGCGCACCACCTCCTGCGGCGAGCCCTTCGGGGCCGCCCATGGGCATGCCCCCCGGTGGTCCAGCCTCGGGTCCAAGTGCAGATGGTTCTTCAAACGCCATGAGATTCTCCTTATGAAAGCGGGTTGTACGAACTCTGAAGGTTTTTGAGCGCCGTCAGTTGAGTGTCTGGCGAATAACCAACGCCCCCGCCTCCGCCGAAATGCCTAAGTCCTTCCATCGATGTTGGGCGACTCACTGTCCGCGCCTCCTTTGGGGCCGTGAAAAGAAGCTTGGGCTTCGCGTCCTTGGGGCGCTTTGGCTCGCCAGGCTGAAACGCTGTGTTTATAATGGCAGAGCCAACAAGGCCAAGGAGCGTCAGTCCTAACGGATCCATTAGGCATCCTCCCTTTTCCCGTAGTGCTGGTTGTATGCATCCTCAAAGCCGGTTTTATGATCGGCGACAAAGGACTCCCACTTGACGGCCCGTTCCATGTCGGCTCTTCTCATGTCTCTGCGCTCTTCACGGATGTTCCAGTCAATGGCAACCCGGCACGCAAGGATCACCAACACCATAAAAGACACTGATGCGATCACCGCTGCGACTACCATATGCTCCCTAGGTGCGGGTCTGAGCCGCCTTGCGCGTCATTTTCCAGCATGTATCCAACCGTCCCTGGTTCGTACTTTTTCACTGGCTTAGATTCTGACACAGATTCTGAATCATCTCCAACCTCCGAGTCAAGGTATAAGGCGATAGCCATTGACATTACCGCATCGTCATGCTCACCAGGCATCGCTTCACACTTGCCGTAGGCATTCTCAATAAATGTCTGACATTCGCCTAAAAGGCGTTCTGAGTAAAAATCCCATGAGCCCAATCGGATGGCGGCGGCGAGCGCAGCCACAGCGGCGTCTCTTTTTCCCTTGGCCCCGGTTCTGAACCCAAAGCGCTGCGACCAATTGCCTTGCAGGGAGCGCACGTAGATATTGGGATAGCCCCCGCCAGCGTCTAGATCTAAAAGCGTTCTTACAACCGCCAGCCCCAGCCCATCGACCTCGGGGGCCAACAGCGCCCAGTTGTAAATCTTGGCTGCAATCGCGGCTTGGATGGCAACGATATCGGGGGGCACCCTGGCGTAGAACTCGGCGACTTGCTGGTGCGAGGTCTGGTCGATGACTTGGACGCAAGAAAAGTCCCCATCTTCGGTTCCATGCGCCGAGTCGATGGTCACCAGATATTTGTGATCGGGGAGCGGGGCGTGCCAAATGCGCCAATTGTCTGGGCCGGGTTCAAGGGTGATGATATCCGTGTCGATAAGAGCAGAGCCCACCTTGACTTCCGGCGGCTCGTCTTTCAGGTCGGCTATCCTTTCTGCGAGCATGGCTTGATTGAACGGGCTTTTGCTCGATGAGGTGAAAGCTATCTGTGGGGTCAGGGGGTATTCGGTATCGAATCTTCCGAGATCGTCAGAAAACTTTGTCTTGAGGGTTTGAAACGCCCACCGGACCTGGCCGGCGCTCAGGTCAAACTCGCTAGCCCTTTTCGCCCAGACCTCGCTGTAGCCCAAATCTGAAGCCAACTGGAAGAACAGCTCGGCGTTGTCCTGGGCGAAGGCGCTCTTCATTCTCTTGTGCAACCGCTCATCGATTGCCGAGGCCTTGAGCCGATAGCGAGAGTGCTCTTGCCATCCGAAGAACAGGGCCTTGAACAGATTGCCAGGTTCATTTTTGTAGGCCTGCCAGAACCTGTCGTAAAACGCGCCCGATGCCCCGTTGGCTGTGGACTCGATAATGCAGTATGTCCCTGGGGCCGTATCCAAAGAGCCCATCTGCGCCTGGAGCACATCTTCGTCGGTGGAGGCTCTTCTTTTTTTCCACCACAGCCCAAGCTCAGAGATGTGAACAAAGTTCGGAGTCCCGCCGCGAGCCGAATCTGTGGAGCCTTGGGTTTCGACTTTGAACTTGGAGCCATGTTTCCATTGGATGGAGTTGCCGATTATCTTGGCCGGCGCGATATTGAAGTGCTCAGGCAGATTGGTCTGATAGCGCTTGGTGATCTCGAAGATTTCCTTTGTGGAATCTGATAAGTGCGCCACCACCTTGGCGTAGACCGAGGGGTTGAATTGGCACATATGATGGCCCAGCGCTTCGATAAGCGTCGAGCACCCCATCTTACGGGCCTTGAGGATAATGATGCGTACAGGTTTACGTTCGTACTCTTGCTCTTCAACGGCATTGAGGATCTTCTCTTGTTCTTCGTTGAGCAGGAAGGGGTGCAGCGAATAGGCCCCGTTTGCTAACGTCCTGATTCTAAGGCAGTTCTGAAAGTAAAAGCGCCTATCGGTTTTGCACTGATACCAAAACTTTTGCATATCACTCACAAGTAGCCATACCCCTCAAGAGACCATGTGCACACACCAGTGATGCACCATAGTTCGGTAGAACGCAAAGCGTTTCTCTCATCGCCAGCCCGCTCTTTGTCCGTGCAATCATCTTCGCAGGCGGCATCATCCTCGGCGCAGCAATAGCGGCCAAGCGTGTAGGTGAACTCGCAGCAGATGTTATCTGACACCTGCCCGCAGTGCGCCTCATCTGCCGGCAGGTATGGCATGTCTGGGGACGGGGCCATAATCGAGCAAAGCAGCCACAAGACAAAGGCGACGGTTTCCATCAGGAAAATATCCTTGCCGGAAAATCAATTGAATTGCTCACGGCGAACCTTGTCCAACCGGCAAACTTCTTTTGTTCTGGTGGTTGAGCTCTTTGAACCTCGTGGCCCTTGGAGCGTAGAAAGCTCACGAGCCTATCGGCGCACAGGGCATCTTTTGCCCTAACCATCCGGGCGCCATTGTAGAAACAATCGTACTCGGTCATCTCAGCCAGCATCTCGAAGTTGGGATCTACATCAATACGGAGCCAAGCGTTTGCGGCCATCCATGGCCTCCTTTTTAACAAACCGCCCCAAAG